TAGGTGTAGATGTTTTTGCAGCTTTGACTACAGGTGATGATAATGTTGCTATTGGTAAAAGTGCCTTAACAGCCAACACTACAGGGTATGACAATGTAGCAGTTGGTTCAAGTTCCTTATTAGCAAACACTACAGGAAGAAGAAATACTGCTGTAGGTAGATTATCTATGATTGCTAATACCACAGGAAACTTTAATAGTGCATTCGGATATAACGCAGGAACTGCTATTACAGAAGGTACTTCAAATACTGCTGTAGGTGATTCGGCTTTAAAAGCAAATACAACTGCTTCTAACAATACTGCTGTTGGTCAAGCTGCACTTGTAGCCAACACTACAGGACACTCAAATGTCGGTATAGGTTCTGCATCTTTAGATGCTAATACAACTGGAATTAGAAATACTGCTGTTGGTTTTGAATCGTTAAGTGCAAATACTGAAGGTACACAAAACACAGCAGTCGGTAAAGGTGCTTTACTTGTAAATACCACAGGTATTGAAAATACAGGAGTTGGTTCAAGTGCTTTAGATGCTAACACCACAGGTAATTCTAACACAGCAGTAGGACAAGGTTCTTTAGATAATAATACAACTGCTTCAAATAATACTGCGGTTGGACACGATTCTTTAAAGGCAAACACTACAGGTACAGGAAATGTCGCAGTTGGTTCAGGTTCCTTAGATGCCAATACCACAGGAGATTACACAGTTTCAGTTGGAAGAAATGCTCTTACTGCACAAACTACTGGTGGAAACAATACTGCTGTTGGTGATAGTGCACTTGCAGCAAACACCACAGCTTCTAATAACACCGCAGTTGGCTATGGTTCATTAATAGCAAATACTACAGGTGAATATAACGTAGCAGTAGGTGCTAATGCAGGAGATGCACTTACTACAGGAAGTCTCAACACAGCAGTTGGTTACAACACATTAGGCGTAGCTACAACAGCAGCAAACAATACTGCTTTAGGTGGTCAAGCATTAGCAGTTAATACATCAGGAGCAAACAACACAGCAGTTGGTATGAATGCTATGGTAGCAAACACTACAGGTGCAGAAAACACAGCAGTAGGTGCAACAGCAGCAGACGCAGTAACAACAGCCTCATCTGTAACTGCTATAGGATATGGAGCATTAGGAGCATGTACTACTGGTGCAAATAATATAGCAATAGGTGTTGGTGCTGCTTCTTCAGTTACTACTTCTACTTATCAATTAGCTATTGGCGATACTGCTTTAGACGCAGTAACAGGTGGTTCGTATCAAATTGCTATTGGTAATGTTGCCCTAACTAAACAAAATACTACTAGTGGTAATGTGTTTAATACAGCAGTTGGTCATTTTAGTATGTCAGAATCTACAACAGCTAATGACAATACAGCAGTAGGTTACGCTTCTTTAGTAGACATGACAACCGCAACAGGAAATACAGCTTTTGGTAATTATGCAGGAGAGAATATCACTACTGGTTACTCAAATGCGTGCATTGGTCGTAGTTCTGGTGATGTAATAACTACGGGATATGCTAACACGTTAGTAGGTTATGGAACTAACGTAAGTGTTTATAGTGGAAATAATCAAATTGTTTTAGGTAATGGTCTATTAAGTCATGGTAATAACACATTTACATTTGGTAAAGGCACTGGTAACGATAGAGTTTATAATAACTTTGATACAAACGCTTCTTGGACAAGAGTATCTGATGAAAGATACAAAGAAAATATTGTACCTAATAATGATTGTGGTTTAGCTTTTATTAACGATTTAAACCCAGTAACTTTTACTTGGAAAGCAAAAGCAGACATAGACCCAAGCTTACCCGACTATGATGAAACTCAATTAAAACCACAATATAATAAAAAAATGTATGGTTTAATAGCACAAGAAGTTAAGGAAGCTATTGATGAACATAGCATTGAAGATTTCGGTGGTTGGGATGTAGAAGAAAATACAGGCATACAATCTGTTTCACAAGAAATGTTTATACATCCTCTTATTAAAGCAGTTCAAGAACTTTCAGCAGAAGTAGAAGAACTTAAGAAAAAATTAAACTAAAATATTTATGACTATACCAATCAAAACAGTAGCACAAACCCTTACATCAGCTATGGATTCAGTAAATGTAATTAATTACATAAAAACAGGTATTGGACATGATGGTGAATCTTATAGAGCAACAATAGGAATGTCGCAATCTGAAATAAACACTATGGTAGATAATAATGTAAAACATTTAGAAAGCGTACTTGCTTATGACGGCACTAAACGCTATCCAGATGTGGCTGGTTCTTCAGTAGATAAATCTGCTTATACAACAGCTATTACTACAGGTAAAAATTATATAACCGCAAATTCATAAGGAGAATAATATGGCTCAAACAGTAGCAGAATGCTTAACAGCAGCAACAGATAGCGTAACGCTTATCAACGACATCAATACGAATGGCAGCGATTCTGAGTACGTTTTAGATGGCTCTACGCAAGCCGAAATAAATGAATTGGTACAACGTAATGTTGACCACTTAGAAACTATCTTGCTTTATGAACCTGTTGATTCAGATGATGATACACCTAACGTAGTCGGCTCATCTTCAAGTAAAAAAACTACTTGTAGTGGCGGAGTTACAACTGGTAAAGCTTATATAGCAGCTAATTCATAAGGATAAAAAATGACTGAAGAAAAAGCAGTAGAAACAACTGAAACTACAGACCAACCTGTAGACCCTCAATTACAACAAAGAATCGCTTATACAGAAACTTTGCAACAAGAAATTCAAAATCTTAGAGAGCAAATGGCTCAACTACAATATCAATTAGATATTAGAGTTACAGCTTTAGTGGGTTATCAAAGTACCTTAGAAGTAATTGAAGAACCTGTTTTAAATGGCATAGACAAAACTAAAGAAAAATAAAATGCCATTAGCTAGGTATACATTTAAACCCGGCATAAATAAAGAAGGAACTTCATATAGTAATGAAGGTAATTGGTTTGATGCTGACAAAATAAGATTTCGTGCAGGTCGTCCTGAAAAAATAGGAGGATGGGTTAAGAAGTCTATCAATAGTTTTTTAGGCTCGGCAAGAAAACTACATCAATGGATTGGTTTAGACACAGATAAATTTATAGGTTTAGGTACACATATAAAATTATATTTACTTAAAGGTAATGCTTTTTATGACATTACACCTGTAAGAGCAACAACAACTAACGGAATTACATTTGCAGCTACAGATGGCAGTTCAACTATTACAGCTACCGATTCTGATCATGGAGCAAACAAAGGTGATTTTGTTACTATTGCTGGTTCAGCAAGTCTAGGTGGTCTAATAACAGCAGCTGTATTAAATCAAGAATATGAAATTGCATCAGTTACAAATGTAAACGTATATACATTTATTGCTAAAGATACATCAGGAGATACAGTAACTGCCAATAGTAGTGATACAGGTAATGGTGGTGCAGGAGTTGATGGTGCTTATCAAATCAATATAGGTTCTGATTTTTACACAAGTGGATTCGGTTTTGGTTCAGGTAACTGGGGTCAAAGTTCTTGGGGTGGTGGTATTAATAGTTTTTCTACACAACTTAGATTATGGACATTAGATAATTTTGGAGAAGATTTAGTTGCTAATCCAAGAGGTGGAAGTATTTATTATTGGGACAAAACAAATGGAGAAACTACAAGAGCAGTAGATTTTTCTACACTTACTAATGCATCTGATACACCTACAATAGCAAATCAAATAATTGTTTCAGAAATAGATAGGCATATTATTTGTATGGGATGTAATCCTATTGGAACTACAACACAAGACCCTATGCAGGTTAGATGGTCAGATCAAGAAAACGCTGCACAATGGACACCAAAGACTAATAATACTGCTGGAGGTTTAAGGCTTTCATCAGGTTCTGAAATTGTAGGAGCAGTTAGAACAAGACAAGAAATAGTTATATTTACAGATACTTCTTTATATTCTATGCAGTTTATTGGTCCTCCTTTTATATTTGGTATTAATTTAATAACAGAAGGTACAAGCACAGTATCACCACAAGCATTTATAAATGCTAATAATGTGGTTTATTTTATGGATCAAGATAATTTTTATATGTATTCAGGTTCAGTTCAATCTTTACCCTGTACAGTAAGAGCATATGTATTCGAAGATTTTAATTATGGACAAACATTTAAAGTATTTGCTACACGGAATGCACAGTTTAACGAAGTATCATGGTTCTATTGTTCAAGTACATCAGAAGAAATAGATAGATATGTTACTTATAATTATCTTGAGCAAACATGGTCAATAGGTACATTACCAAGAACATCATGGATAGATGCTGGAGGTGCTTCAAGTAACCCTTTAGCAGCAGGTTTTAGTGGTACATCATCTAATTTTTTATATGAACATGAAGTAGGTTCTAATGATGATGGTTCAGCAATGACAGCCTTTGTAGAAAGTGCAGACTTTGATGCAGGTGATGGTAATCAATTCATGCACATTCAAAGATTAATACCTGATGTTGCTTTTATAGGTACAGATACAGAGCCTGAACTTACATACTCAATAAAGACTAGAGACTTTCCTTTAGGTAGTTTAAACACTGCAACAACTGCAACTATAACCAATACAACTGGTGTAGCTTATGTTAGAGCAAGAGCAAGACAGATGAGAGTTAGAATAGAAAGCACAGATGTAGATAATAGCTGGAGACTAGGAGATACAAGGTTTGACATTAAAGCGGATGGAAGAAGATGAGCGAAGCATTCAATGTAAACACTCCATTAGAAATACCACCTGAAGAATATAGTGCGGATTATATACGTAGATTAATAAATCAACTGCG